CTTGCGAGCTCTATAATTGCGTTGTGATACTTTTTTTATGGTTTCTTTGTATTTCTGATAATGCTCCGACATAAAACTATTTATGTGTTGCTTAACCTATAAAAAACTAAGTGTAGAAAAGGTTTTTTATAAATATTCATGTAAGTTTGGAAACTTAATAATTATAATGAATCCATAAAGGAGAAAACAAAGATGGCATTTCAAGTATCCCCTGGCGTACTCGTCAAAGAGATCGACTTGACCAATATTGTTCCTGCTGTTGCAACATCTATTGGTGCAATTGCTGCTGGTTTCCCACAAGGGCCAGTTGAAGAAATCATTCCGATTGCTTCAGAACAAGATCTTGTACAAGTCTTTGGTAAACCAAATGCAAGTAATTTTGAAACTTGGTTTACTGCCGCTAACTTTCTTCAATACGGAAACGCTCTTCGTGTAGTTCGTGCAGATGCTTCATCTGCTGTAAACGCTACCGCTGACGGTACTGGATTGAAGATTAAAAACGATTTTGATTATGAAACTAACTATGCCGCTGGACAAGGTTCTGTCGGTAACTGGGCAGCAAAATTCCCTGGCACATATGCTAATGGTGTTGCTGTTTCAGTCTGCTCTAATGCAACTGCATTTGAACAATCATTCTCTGGTAATGCTGGTACACTTGGTGTAACAACTGGAACACCCGCTGCTGGAGCAACTACTGTCGGTATCGACAATGGTGGTGGTTCTGCTGGTGCCGGTGGTGCTGCATTTAGTGTTGGAGATATTGTATATTTCCAAGAAGCAGATGGAACTCAGTATGAAGTTACTGCAATTTCAACTGACGATCTGACTATCAGACAACTGGATAATCCTAACGGTGGCGGACTTAAAACTGCTCTCGTTGCTGCGACTAATGTTCGTAGACGTTGGAAGTACTATGACTTGTTTGATGGTGCGCCTGGCACTTCAACATGGGCAACCGACAGAGGTATCTCTAATGATGAGATGCACGTTGTAGTCTATGACACTTCTGGTAATATTACTGGTTTTGACGCTGATCTTGCTGGACAAAGAGGAAACGCTGCAATGGAAGTATATCCATTCGTTTCTCAGGCATCTGGTGCTAAAACTGCACAGGGTGGAACTAACTTCTACGCAAACGTAGTAAACACAGGTTCTTCTTTCGTAAGATGGATGGATCACGACAGTTCACTATCTCAGGCTGGAACAGACGTTGCATCTGGTGCTGCATATGCATCTACTGCTGGTAAAGCAGGCGTTCTTACTGCAACCCTTACTGGTGGTGTTGACGCTGACCCATCAATCGGTGAGTTGGACACTGCATATCAGTTGTTTGCTGACGCTGACACAGTTGATATCAACCTTGTGATGGCGGGAACTTCTCCTGCTTCAACAGATGGTATCACACACGCAACTATGGTCATGGACTTGGTTGAGGCAAGAAAAGACTGTGTTGCATTTATCTCTCCTCGTAGAGCAGATGTTGTGGGTATCACAAGTTCAATCACTCAAACAACGAATGTTGAAGCATTCTTCGACAATCTTGCATCTTCTTCATATGCAGTATTCGATAGTGGATACAAGTATATGTACGACAGATACAACGATGTGTACAGATATGTGCCGTTGAATGGTGACGTTGCTGGTTTGTGTGCAAACACTGACCAAGTTGCTGACGCATGGTTTTCCCCTGCTGGTTACAACAGAGGACAAATTCGTGGTGCAGTAAAACTTGCATTTAACCCAAATAAAGCACAAAGGGATATTCTCTATCCTGCTCGCATTAACCCTGTTATTTCACAGGCAGGTCAAGGAACATTCTTGTTTGGTGACAAGACTGCTCTTTCTAGACCTTCTGCGTTTGATAGAATTAATGTGCGTAGATTGTTCCTCGTTCTTGAAAAAGCGATTGCGACTGCATCGAAATTCCAACTCTTTGAGTTCAACGATTCATTCACAAGAGCACAGTTTAAGAACTTGGTAGAACCATTCCTTAGAGATGTGCAAGGACGTAGAGGTATTACAGACTTTAAGGTTGTCTGTGACGAATCCAATAACACTGGTGAAGTTATTGACAGAAACGAGTTTATCGGTGACATCTTTATCAAACCTGCTCGTTCGATCAACTTTATTACACTGAACTTCATCGCTGTAAGAACCGGCGTTGCGTTTAGTGAGGTAGGAGGTTAATTATGAGTATTGATATTTTCAAAAGTAGACTTCGTGGTGGTGGCGCTCGTGCTAACCAGTTCAGAGTTTCATTAAACCCTCCGGCAATCACAACTGGATTGATACCAGAAAATGCAAGTTTCATGGTAAAGGCGGCATCGTTGCCTGGACAAACTATCACCGAAATCCCTGTCAACTTTAGAGGTAGACAGTTGTTTATTGCTGGTGACAGAACATTTGAGACTTGGACAACTACAATTATGAACGATACTGATTTTGCAGTTCGTAATGCTATGGAAAGATGGATGAGTGGCATCAACGACTTGGAAACAAGTCTTGGTACATCAGACGTAAGTGCTTACACATCTGACATTCTGATTGAACAGTTGGATAGAGATGATGCGATTCTTAAATCGTATGTTCTTAAAACCTGCTGGCCTACTGCAATTGCAGCAATCGACTTGAATATGGATACTGTAAGTGAAATTGAAACCTTTGATGTGACATGGAGATACACATCATTCTCTGCAAGTAGTGTATAATCTGGTTTTACAAACTTACTAAATAGTAAGGTAAAATTAGGAGAACTTTAGTATGGCGGAACTTTTTGGTTTCAGAATCACAAGAGCGAATCAGGGTGGGAGTAGAGATGGTATCTCTGCTCCTTCCACTGATGATGGCACCCTTGATGTAGTATCGGGCGGTGGACATTATGCTTCTGTCCTTGATATGGACGGTCGTGATCGTAATGAACTTGACTTAATCAGACGATATCGTGATATTGCACAACAACCAGAGTGTGATAGTGCAATTGAAGATATCTCAAACGAAGCGATTGTCTCTGATGAAAGAGGACAATCCGTATCTATTTCCCTTGACAGATTAGATCAATCCCCAGC